GTGCAGGACTAGGCGCACGTTAAAACAACTAGTTACTTAAAACAACAATAAGGCTACCCAGCAATACTGCTGGCCCCAACATAAGGATAGAACTATGTCTGAACTACTTACAATGCAAGCCCCCAAGTCAGCAGGATTTGTTGATAGAGGCTCTAACTATGACCGTAAGCGCAAGCGTATCGAACAAGAAGAGCAAGAGATAGCTCGACTAGAGGCGGAGGCTAAAGGTGAAACCTTCGAAGAGAAACCCAATAGCGAGGGACTTGAGACAACCGAAGTACAAGCCGAGGATAATACCCAACAAGAAGAAGCCGACACTGAAGTTCAAGCACAAGAAGATGACTCCAACCTAAGTGCAGAGGAGAAGTCTTTTAAGAAACGCTACGGTGATCTCCGCCGCCACATGCAACAAAAAGAAAAAGAGTGGGAAGATAAGTTTAGCTCCTTCGAGTCTAGGATGCGTAAAGAGTCTATTGTCCCACCTAAGTCAGACGAAGATATAGAGAAGTGGTCAAAGGAGTACCCTGACGTAGCTGGTATTGTTGAGACCATTGCCGCTAAGAAAGCGCAGGAGATGTTCAAGAAGGCTGAAGACAGGTTGTCACAGCTAGATGAGATCCAGTACGAAGCAGACCGTAAGACAGCTGAAGCTAAGATAGCAGAGTCACACCCAGACTTCAGTAAGCTAAGAGACTCAGATGAGTTTCATCAGTGGGCAGAGAAACAACCCAAGTGGGTACGTGATGCTTTGTATGAGAACATGGATGACCCAGACTCAGTAGTGCGAGTTATTGATTTATTTAAGATTGATAAGGGACACACCACGCAGGCTAAGAAAGCTAACACTAAAGCTGCAGCCAAACCTATCGGCAGGGGATCAAGAACTCAAGTAGACCCTACTGAAGGTGGTACAGTAATCAGAGAGTCAGACGTTAATACTATGTCATCTGTAGAGTTTGAAGCCCGTGAAGAAGAAATTAGTAAGGCTATGCGAACAGGGAAATTTGTGTATGATCTTACTGGTAGTGCACGTTAGGTGTTGACAAACACTTTCGAGTACGTATAACTAAGTACGTATAGTTTAAGAGCCTCTTTATAGACTACCTCTTACCCTGTACAAAACTTCCCAAACCTTAAACTTAAACATAACGCCAAGAACACCTGTGTAAGTATAGGCCCGTTAGACTGATGGTTGGCCAACTGTCTACCTAGCGCACCCTAGAAAATGTACAGCCTCTTAGTATAGATGACTTAGGTTTTATTAACTGGAATCTCCACACATAACTCGACACACATACATTAAGCACCTTGTGTGGGCTAATAGATTCTTACTTATCAAGCCAAACATTCTAGGAGAATTAAAATGGCATTCGCATCAGCGTCAGGTTATACCAACCTGCCCAACGGAAACTTCAGTTCCGTAATCTACTCTAAGAAGGTACAACTTGCCTTCCGTAAGTCAACAGTCGTTGGCGACATCACTAACTCTGATTATTTTGGTGAGATTGCCAACCAAGGTGACACTGTCAAGATCATCAAAGAGCCAGAGGTGAGTGTATCTGCTTATGCACGTGGTACAACCATTGCTGCACAAGATCTTACAGATGCTGACTTCTCGTTAGTCGTTGATAAAGCTAACTATTTTGCTTTTAAGATGGACGATATCGAGGAGGCCCATTCACATGTGAATTTCATGGATCTTGCAACCAACCGTGCGGCTTTCCGCTTGGCTGATCAGCATGACCAAGAAGTCTTGGGTTACTTGGCTGGCTTTAAACAGTCTGCTCTTCATGCAAATGCAGACACAGTAAACGATGTTGTTAACGGTACTAAAGCCGATACAACTGCAGGTTCCGATGAACTCTTGGCTGGTAACAAACTGTCCCGCCCTGACTTCGGTAACATCACAACTGCTGGTACAGCTGGGGACTCTATCCCAGTCGCTGCTCGTTTGCCAGGCGCAACAGCCCTTCCAACAGCATATGTCTCCCCGACTATGTTGATTGCACGCATGGGTCGTTTGCTTGATCAGAAGAGTGTTGACAAGGCTGGTCGTTGGGTTTGTATTGACCCGGTCATGATGGAGATCCTGATGGACGAAGATTCACGTCTTCTGAATGCAGACTTCGGTGACTCTAACGGTCTTCGTAACGGTCTCGTACTGAACAACTGGAACGGCTTCCGTGTCTATGTGTCCAACAACCTGCCAACTATCGGCACTGGTCCATCGACAACAGGTACAGCCGCCCAAAGCACTAACTTCGGTGCTATCGTAGCTGGTCATGATTCTGCTGTAGCAACTGCAGAGCAGATCAACAAAACAGAAACATACCGTGACCCAGACAGCTTTGCTGATATTGTTCGTGGTATGCATCTATACGGTCGCAAGATCCTTCGCCCAGAAGCTCTTGTAACAGCTAAGTACAACTTGGCCTAAGAACAAACTAGGGGCTGGCTACTCGCTGGCCCCTAACTACCTTTAATCCACTTAGGATAACTCTATGGCTACCTATGTATCGCTAGTAAATGAACTACTAAGACGTATGAATGAAGTTACCCTTGACACAGCGGGTGATGGCTTTGATACAACACGTAACGTTCAAGCTCTAGCCAAGGATGCAATTAATAGTAGCATTAGACTTATTCTACAAGATGGTCAAGAGTGGCCCTTCCTTAAGAATACCTATACACAAACATTGGCAGTAGGTACCCGTCAGTACAGCTTCCCAGCCGATTACTCTAGTGTTGACTGGGATACTTTCTATATTAAGCAACTTGCCTCTGAGAGTAATGGACCGCACTTACTTAAGTCTATTTCGTATGATGACTATGTCCGTAACTACCGCACCTCGGACGATACAGGTGACTTAGTTAACGGTGAGGCTGCTCCCACAGTAGTGTATCAAACCTACGGAGACAAGTTCGGTGTAACACCTGTACCTAACGCTGCATACGAAATAGAATACGTGTACTGGTCTTACCCTCAGGACCTTACAGTGTACAGCGATGTAGCTATTATACCAGATCGCTTTAAACACGTAGTTATTGACGGTGCCATGATGTTTATGATGAGATTCCGTAGTAATGAGCAGAGTGCTTCAATGCACCAAAAGAACTTTGAGGACGGCATTAAGACTATGCGGCGTGTACTTCTAGATGATCCACTAGGCCTTAGATCTTTAGTTGTGTCCCAGGGACGTGCAACAGCGTTTAGCGGTTCTCTCTAATGGCTGACAATCTAGCCTCATTTAAAGTCTTCTGCCAAGGCGGTCTAAACACCAGCCGTGACGTGCTGTCACAGGGTGAGACACAGCCGGGTTCAGCTATCTCTTTGATTAACTACGAGCCTGCTGTTACAGGTGGCTACAGAAAGATCAACGGTTACTTAAATGATTATGGTACTATTTCTGGCACAGGAAATGTTTTAGGTGTTTGCGTATCTAATGGTATTAATGATGGTATCCTTGGTTGTCGTAAGCCTACTAGCGGCAATAACTATCTGCACTACTGGGATAATTCCACTGAAGCTTGGGTAGCAGTTACTACATCTGGCTCCCCTACGATGACAGGCGTAACAAAGGTTCGCTTTTCTAAGTTTAACTGGGGAACACCTGAAGTAATACTTACTGATGGCATTAATCCTGCAGCATCATATGCTGGTACTACTTATACGCAGATTACACACGCTGATGCACCTAGTGCCCCTAAGTATTCTACATTCTTTCAGAACCACTTATTCCTAGCTGGTGACCCAAGCGAAGACACTAATTTATACTTTAGTTCACCTTACGATGTTACTGACTTTTCTACTGCAGGCGGTGCTGGTGTCATCAATGTAGGCTTTCCCATTGTAGCTATTAAGCCTTTTCGTGATACATTATATATCTTTGGTACGAACAACATCCGAAAGCTTACAGGTAACAACATTGCTAACTTTGTGCTTGAAAATGTTACAGATGACCTTGGTTGTTTAGCTACGGATAGCGTTATTGAAATTGGCGGCGACTTGTTGTTCCTCTCTCAAGACGGCCTACGCCCTGTGAGTGGTACAGATAAAATCGGTGATGTCAACCTTGAGACAGTATCCAAAGACATTCAGTCTATCTTTACTGATGTTATCTTTGACATAGACCTTGAGGGACTTAACGCTGTTGTGATTCGCCAGAAGACACAGTTTCGTTACTTTTTCTCTGGTAGTGATACTCAGGGTATTATAGGCGGCTTTAGGCAGACTGCTAACGGCTTGCAGTTTGAATACAGTCAGATGCTAGGTATTACTGCTACCTGTGCAGACAGTGGCTACATCGGTCAGAACGAGTTTGTCATACATGGTGACTCATCAGGTAAAGTACATAGACAGGAACGTGCCTTTAGCTTTGATGGTGATCCAATCTTTTCTGTGTTTCAGACGCCGTTCTTTCACATGCAAGACCCTGAGCAGCGCAAGATATTCTACACGGTAGCTACTTACTTGCGTTCTGAGGGTGACAACGATATTGTTATGTCTACACTGTATGACTACGAGGATGTAGACACACTGAGTCCCACTAACTTTACACTTAGTACAGCAGGTGCTGCTGCATATTACAACGAAGCTTTGTATAATAGCACAGCTATCTTTGACGGTAATCCTGCACCTGTACGTAGAACAAACATATCTGGCTCAGGTAAGTCAGCATCACTAAAATACGTTACCAATGACACAAGTGCCTCCCACAGTATTCAAGGCATAGTAATTACCTTCGGGGTAGGAGATAGATTATAACATGGCAGGTTACACTAGACAGTCAGTAGCAGATATTATCGCCAATGC